GATCGTGTACGTCACTGCGGTGCCGAGCGCGACCTTCTTGGACCAAGCGCGGCCGCCGTCGAGGGAGTAACGAAGCGAGATCGGCCCTGTGGCGATTGTTCCGCCGACGAGGACTTCGAACACGACCTCGTATGCATCCCACGGCGCGACCGGGTCCACGTCCGCGGTCACGACCGAGGAGCCCGTGCCATCGAACGTCACGGCGCCCGAGGCCCCTTCCGTGGTGCGGTCCGTGCGGCAGAGCACGACGTATCCGGGCCCGCCCGATTGCTCGAGCGCGTAGCACGCGTCCTCGACGAGAGGGCCGCCGGTGAAGGTCGAAACGACGTCCGCGATCTTGCTGAACACCGCGGGCTCGTTCAACGGGCCCGCCTGTGCGTCACCGACGATGCACTGGATCGTTCCGGCATTCGTCGGGACGATCCCGAGCTGACCGTCGAGCTCGGTAACTGTGGCTACGGGCACCGACATGTAAACACTCTCCTGGACGTGGATCCAGGGTCTGGTTTACCACTTGGCCCGGTTTTTGCAACGCCACGCGTTTACGTGCCGTGCGTCGTGTCCTCGCCGTCCTCTGTGCCCGGGGGCACTTTCTCGAGAATCGAAGGCCCGATCCCGGTCGTGGGCTTGACCGTCGCGAAATCCGGATCGGCAACAGGCCCGGGATCGTCCGGGAGCTTGGCAATGATCGTCAAGTTGATGACGATCTCGCACCCGAACTTGCGTTCGACGCCAATCGGAACGATCGTCGGTTTCGTCAGAATGAACGTGCCGTGCCCTGCGTGGTACAAGGCGCGAACGACTTGGTCGTGTAGAAAGCGGGCCGCGCGATATTGGGCGAGCTCGTTCTCGGGGTCAGACGAGTCGAACGCCCAGCAGTACACCCGGAAGAGCTCCCCGAGCGTGAACAGGGTCCGCGGGGTCGATCGGTTCTGGAAAGACGGCAGGCGCGCCTTGGTCGCCTCGCCGTATTCCCCGATCGCGCCCTTCTCGTCCCCCGGGGCGAACACGACCCGGTTTGCCTGCCCGGGCCCACCGTTGATTCGCTTGGCGACCTCGCGTTGCCCGAAGACCACGGCACACGTGTTGCCGTCCTCGGCAAGCTTCGCCTTAACACCATCGTACAGGATCTCGAAAGCTAGCTCAGCCACCGCGCACCGCCTTGTCCAGCTTGCGCAAGAGCACGCGGCGCAACGCCTCGACCATGGGCGTGGGGATTTTCTTGGTCGGGATGATCTCGCGCTTGACTTTGCCCTTGGCGATCCCGAGATGGTGACGGGCCTCGGGCCCGTCCACGCGCGTGAGCAGGACCCGCCCGATCGCGCTTACGGTCACACTTTTCATGGCGTTGAGGAGCACGGCCTTGGTCTCGGGGTCTTTCGGCGCGGGCCACGGGACGCCATCGGGGCCGCGCTGCGCCGCGATGTTGCCCGCGATGATCTTCGCGAGCTCGGTCGCGGCCTCGGGCAGAACGTCCTCGACAATGCGCGGCAGATTGCGCAAGCGCGCGATCAACTCGTCGAGCTCGGCCGCCATGGGCCCGGGCCTTACTGGCTTAGGCAGACGAGGCCGCGGGCGGCCGTGCCGGTTGCTTCGATGCGCCGGAAACACCCCGGGAGCATCACACCGGTGCCGAGGCCGTTGAACGCGACGCTCGCATCGTTGCCGCACATATAGACGGTCATGGTACCCGCATCCGGGATGCCCACGAACACGGACCCGTTGCAGCCCGGGCTCGCGTCCGCGGTATCGCTCGGAGTCATCGCCACGGCGCTGCGCGGGGGCGCGGCCGAAACGATCACGCCAGCATCGGCTGCGACCACGACAGAAAGGGAGTTCGACGCGTCCGTTTGCCCGGGGCCCGAGGGCCGCACAGCAGCGGCGATCCCGATCAGGGTCGTGAGGCAAACGAGGACGAGGGCGGAGATCGTAAACTTGCGCATGCCGATGTTTAGCACGCTTTTTGCCTACTGACGATAGAGGTCGTCCTCGGCCGTTGCCGCTTCCCGTTGCTTGTCCGCCCACACGTAAGGCGACTGCTCCGAAGTGCCGAGAGCAAAGCCCTTCGTCACCCCGTCCGCGTCCTCGATCGACGCGAGCAACGGGAGCTCGAACAAGCCTTTTTCGGAATCCGCCGCTTCCTTGATTTCGAGCTTCGCCTCTTCCCAGCGCTTGAGGATCGCGGCCTCGTCGGATTTACCCGAGGGGTCGTAGCCACGCGCGTCGTAGGCCTCTTTCGTCACGAGGTCGACCAACCACCCGATCACGGTCTCGGGCGGGTCTGCAGCCATTGCAGAGACGTCGTAGCGCTTGCGCAGGATCGCCTGGATACGGTTCCAGTGTCGTTGAATCTGCGCGAGGAGAAACCCCGGCCGGCGCGCCTCGAGTTCCTGCACGCTCTCGGGCGGCATAATCGAGATTTCCTGAAATTCGGCGACAGTGATCGGCGCGGCCATGTCAGAATTCTAGCATGACCCGCACAGACAGACTTTTTTGGTACCTGTGGGCTGCGTGTGCGCTACTAGGTTTGCACGCGGCGTACCCTCCACAAGCGCACGCGGACGATCGCGACACGGACAGGATCGTGCGCGCCCTCGAGAAGATCGCGAGCGCGCTCGAGCACCAGAAGTGCCGCTGATTACGAGCCGGGCTTGACCTTGAAAATGTGGTAGGGCAGGCCGTACGCCGCGGTCGCGCGGCCTTGGGCGAGGAACCACATCTTGCGGGCCTTGGCTGCTTCGAGTCCGCCTGCATTGAATCGGTTGAAAAACTGGATGGCGACCGGGTCGCGTTCGAGCCAGATCATCCCGGGAATCTCGCTGGCCACTTCCTCGCGAGCGATCACGTAGTAATCCTCGTCCGAGCCCGTGACCGTGGCGGTCGTTTCGCTCTCGTCGTCCGGGTCGATCACGCGGACCTCGTACGAGGCCGTTGCGCCGAGCTCGTCAGCCTCGATCGATTCCCCGAGACCTTGGTAGCGAATGACCGCCTCGACGTCCGCCGAGCCACCGCCCGCGCCCACGGAAGGCTGCGCGATCAGCTTGCCCTGCTGCAGCTGCACGACCGATGCGCCCATTGAAGTGGGGTGCATGATGGCGCCGAGCTTGAGCTTGCGGAAGTCCGTGCCGTTCGGCATTTTGATCTTGCCGATGTGCGTCTTGATCGCGGTGATCGCCGAGAGGCGCTCGTCCGCGGTGCTTTCGGTCGGCCGGAGGTCGAGATTCACGCCCGAGAATGCCGAGCCGAGGAGCAGGTTCGCGTACGTGCCCTTGGTCGAATCCTTCGGATGATTCGGGTGGTCGGCCGCGAAAAACGCCTTGCCGTCGTAGCAAATGCCGGTCTCACCGTACATCAGGAGAGCGAACAACTCGCGCTGGGGGTAGTACGCGGCCTCTGCAGCGGCGTCCGCGTTCCACTTCGTCGCGAGGGACACGCCTTGGCCGTCCAGGTCCGTGAACTGATTTTCCTTGAATTCGACACCGTCTTCGAAGTTGCCAACGGACATCGAAAGCTTGGCCATCGACAGGGTGCCGAATCCGCCGGATCCGCCCTGGCCCGCGTGACGCAAGCGCGCCGTCGAGAGCAACCACGCCATAACCTCGCGCTGCGACTTGGTCGAGCGCGTGACGGCAAACTTCGGGTAGATCAGGTTCTTGGCTTTCGCGACGTACGAATTCTCCTGAACAATCTGGATATTCGTCGTGAAATCCTGCACCACTGATTCGTTGAGGACCGGTCCGAGACTCATGTTGATTTACCCTTCGTTCACTTTCCTTGGAAGCCTCGGGCCTCGCCTTACGGCGCGGGCCGCAACATTTCGACGTGGCAGCCATCCGAATCGACCTTCCACAGGCGACCGGCCTTGCTGTTGTTCGTGCTCGTGCTCGTGACCGTCTGATCGTCGAGGAAGTAGACGATCGTCAGGAGGTCGGTCGCGGCCGCGAGATTGTCCGTCGCAAGGACGACGCACTCGACAGGTTGAAACAGCTCGACAATGACTTTCTTGTCGCCCTTGGCGCCCGAGCTGTTGTCCACGTTCTGCTGGGCAAGGCCCATCGGGATTAGGTCCGTGTCCGTGCCGGTGCCCGCAGGCTTGGCCGAGAAATCGGACGCATCCCAACCAACGCACGCGTTGCGGAAAAACTCGACCGATGCCGCGCACGGGAGCGAGATGTCACGAACGAATGATTTGCGCGGCGCGGGCCGCTCTGCCGTCAACGCTCCCATGTTTATCGACTCCCGTTGGCCGTGCGAACGGCATTGAAACTTTCGATCGCGAGATCGATTTGCTCGAGCGTCCCGCCGAGGACCGTGAGTCCGCTCGGGTCCTTCGTTACGCGGGGCCCGCGCGATGCGCCGAGGCCCATCTGCTCGGCAAGCCTGTCGGCCTGTCGCGAGGGAATCATGCGGGCGTTGCCGTCTTTGCCGCGGATGCCTGCTTCGGGCTCCTTGGCAACGGTCTTGAACTCCGCCTTCGGCATGGTCTCGACCGCGAGTTTGAGATCGGCGATCGAGGCGGCTGCAAACTTGGCCTGCAGTTTCGCGTCGTTCTTGAGGTCGGGCCGCGACTCGATCAACGAGGCGCGGATCTCGGACTCGAGCGAGTTCGTGGACGAGGCTTGCGCGGAAGCCTTGGCTTCCTCTTTCTTCTCGTCTTTTTTCTCGTCTTTTTCGCCTTCGTCCGAGGAAGCCTTGGCTTCCTCTTTCTTCGGCTCGTCGCCCCCGTCTTCCTTGTCCTCGGCGATCATGGCCTTGATCGCCTTACGCGCCTTGGCCTTGTCCGCG